AAAGCGCACGTCGCTTTGCAATGCAGTGCGAATGTGATAGCCAACCGGTGCGCCGAATGTGTCCAATTGCACCCCGGCACGCAGCCGCTGGGTGTCCGGCAACAGATTTGGATTGCTCAAGCGCGCCGGGTCGATCAGTTGGATGGCCGTTGCGAACCGGTCGCGGCGGCGTTGCAGCCATTCCACGCTGGCTAGAATCTCGCCCGTGGTCATGAAGCTTCTATAGCCGGTGCCGATCAGCCCGGAAAACGTTTGCCGCCGGGATGCATCGCAGTAGCAATCGGGGTCTTCGCCCCACATTCTGAATTTGGCTTCGACGTTGCGCGTCCATTCTTCCGCCCAATCGGCATCGAGGCCGAGTATGCGGTAATCGGGGCGGGCCACCAGTTTGAGCCCGGCGCCGATGATGTTGTCGAGCTGCACCTGCATGCCGCCCGATACCAGCGCATAGTTGCGCGCGATGTCGTGCACGCGCGCTTGCAGTGTGTTGAGATCGGGCAGCAGTTCGGCATCGGCCGAGCGCAATGCCGGTGTCCAGCTGGCCAGTTCACGGGAGAACCGGGCGGCGTTGTGCCCGCCGGATGACATGCTGGCCCGCAACGGATTGCCGCTGACGTCGATCAATCGTGCCGGTACCGGTAGCGCTGCTTTCATCGTTTACCCTTGAAATGTGATGCAGCCGCGGCGGCGCGTTGTGCTGCCGCTTTCCGCGGCCAGTTGCGTTTCGAGTCTTTGCACGTAGGCGGTCAGTTTGTCCACATCGGCTTGGGTGTAGGTCACGCTTCTGCCGGGTTGCCCCATGGCTTCGATCTTCGCCGCTTGCTTGCCCAATTGGAGCTGGTGCAATGCGGTTTTTGCTTCTTGCAGCAGTTGTGCGGTATCAGTCATAGTTTTGGTTTTGCGGGTTCAGTTTTCTGGCCAGGTCGGCGATTTTATTGCTTCCTGCCGCTTGCGCTTGCGGCGCTTCTTGCGGTTCTGTTTCAAACAGGTTCGCTTGCTTGAGCTGGATCTCAAGATTCATCCAGTTTTGTTCGCTCATCAGGTGAACCCGCGCGGCTCTTGCCGCGTGCAGCGCATATGTTTCGCAATCCAATGCTTCATTGGCCGCACCGGCTCTTTTCTGCCAGATACGTTTGCCGCGCATCGAGCGGTGCGGCGCTTTGACTTCGGCGGTGATCTGGTTGAAGTAGTCCGCGCGCACGTCCTTGCTGATGTGCATCCGGCCAGCGCCGGTTCCGCTCAGCCGCAATCTTGCGTGGATTAAATCTTTGGCTTTGTGCGTGCCGACGATGTATGGCCGCAGGCCGTATTTCGCGGCTTTGGTATTCGCTTGGCCTTTGGTGTCGATGCTTTCCTTCGGCTTGGCGAATATTTCGCGGTTGCCGTAGTCGTTCGATGAGCCTTTTCCCGCCATCAGATGGCTTATTTTTCCCCGGCGGCTGCGCACGTAGTTGTAGACTGCGTCCGATGTGGTGCCGTCCGAGCAGTCTATCGTGGCGGCGGTTATCCTGATTTTCGCGCCGCAGGCGTGCTGAACCGGTTTGAACAGGATACTGTCCAGGCCTTCCCATACCGGGTCGTTCTTGTCGATCGGGTTGCCGTAGATTTCTATCCAACGGATCAACCAGCTTTCTTCTTCCCTGCCCCAGGCACGCAGCAGGATTGACAGACGGTTGTGCTGCACGTCTATTCCGGCGGATAACAACAATCCGCGATCGGGTACCCACATTTCCGGATACTGGCAGTGTTCCGATTTGGCGACGTATTCACGCAGGGCTTCGGCGCTGACTTGTTCGCCTTTGAATTCGTAAGGTTTACCAAGCGCGGAGTTGACGAACACGATCATGTCGGTATCGTCACCGCGTTCCAGCCCTGCTTCCGCTTCAAGATAACGCTCTACCAGCCTGGTGAAGCTGCTGGTCGGCCATGCGGCGTAGAGTTCATTGATGTAAAAACCGGCGACTCCGGCGAATGGCTTGGTCGATACCACGCGCAGGTTTTTTACATTGGCGTTTTTTTGCCTATCGCTCCAGGCGCTGCCGCAAAACGGGCAGGCATAAAACGCGGTCTCCGGCATGTTCATGCCGTACACGGGGTGCGGTTCCCCGGTTTCCTTCTCATCCCATCTGACGTTTTCCCAGTCCATGACATGGTATTCGCCGCAATCGTGGCAGGGTACTTCGAATACGCGCTGGTCACTGACATCGTAGGCCGCTTCGATAGAGGATAAACCCTTGACCGATGGCGTGCCGCCGAACACGACTTTGCGTTTCGCGTAGGTTTTCGTGCGTTCTTCCAGCAGCTTGATCGAGTCGCCTTGCTTGCCGACGTTTTCGGATACGTCATCCGGTTCTTCGACAAAGACGCGCGGCGATGGTGTCGATTTAACGTTAGTCGGGCTGTTCGATCCAACCAGCTTCAAAAAACCGCCGGGGAACCGCAGGAAGTTCCAGCGGTGCCCGGCTTTTCTGGATGTGTCCACGTCCAGCAGTTCGCTCAGCGCCCGGGTTGACCGCACCATCGGGGTCAGTTTTTCTTCGCGGTATTCCTTGGCTGCGTCGGTCTTGGCAAACATGCCGATGACCGGCGACGGATCGGTGTGTATCGATTTGCCGATCCAGTTATTCAGTGCGGTTGTCCACGCAACTTGCGCGGATTTCATGCAGACTACTTTCCAGACTGCCGGATCGTCCAGTGCGTCTTGCAGATACGGCAACCACGGTGTCATGTCGTCGCGGAATTTTCCCGGGCGGGCGCTTTCTTCAGCGGATAGTACCCGGTATTTTCTCGCCCATTCGGTGGTCGATAGCTTGGGCGGCGGCCTGAAACTATTGCGCGATTGCTTCGAGATCTTCTTCAGCGTCTTCCTGGTGAGAGTCCGCCAAGTGCTCAAGCGCTGCATTGACATATTGTTTTATAAATTCTTCCGGTACATCAATATCGAATCTGGCTTTGATGTCATCCTTCAATTTCGCCGACATCGCCAGCAATTCCGCCCGTGCGGCTGTGATCAGCGATGCCCATTCTTTTTCAACTTCATCGGCTGGCACCAGTAAACCGGCGTCCCTGGCCATTTCCATTTCCAGCTTGTCGCCCTTGATCTCTGATTCCCTTGATTTCGCTTTCGCCAGGCGCTCTTGATGATTTTCCCCGCCCCGCCCGGCCGCCATATTGCGCAAATGATTGATGTACGCAACGCGCACGGCGTCGATATCCGATGAATCCGCGGCACCTAGCTTGGGAAGCACCTCTTTCAGGCGCGTCACGCTCATGTCGAGATGATTGGCAATCTCAATTTGCGTCGCCATGACATTTGCTTCTAAGAATTGAAATAAAAACAGTCAGAAAAACTGAAAGCGATATTGAACTTACATCACAAAACAACCACGGGTAACAGCAACCCCCTATACAATCCCAAATCTGCAAAAATCCCGCGGGTTTGGCGCCCGTATTGGAGGAGAAAGACTGGGTAGTACCTAAATTTTTATGAGGGGGAGAATGAGTTCTGGAAATAAAAAAAGCCAGCTTGTGATGACTGGCTCTGCGAGTTTTGGCTAACAGCATCGTTTTACTGACGCACTAATCAACCAACTAGCACATTTATATCAAAAGTGTCAGGGCATTGCAAGCGCAGATTAAAATTTCTTGCAACGTTTTCATGCGCGGCTCTCAAACATGAGTAGTAAAAATTACTCGAAACACCGCACGCCACAGCCTTTTCCGATACTTTTTGGTAATTCGACAGATACTCAGCCCAAACAATAATCCGTGGAACGGGCGTTAGCATTGCAACCGCCTTATCCGTCTCAACGCACTCCGAATCGATTTCATTCAAAAACCTGCTTGGATCACTGGGCACATAGCGCATAAAGGCCGACTTAGACGGAAATCCGCCCGCGTTGCCGCTGGCCATCTTCCACCGCGCCCAGCGATGCAAGCGTGAAACAACCGTAGAACTATCGAAAGAATACAAATCACTCATTGCGCAATCTCCGTTTATTTCTCGACAAACCATTTACACCGATGGCCAATGCGGGGAACGCCAGCCTGCTGCGTCTGGTTCCGGACATCGCCGCACAACACGCGATCGAAAACAATCCGGTGAGAACTGCAAGCCCGGCACCCCAGCGCATCCAACTCCACCCGCTCAACCACCTCTGCCGGATCGCGGTACATGAACTGACGCAACGCATTACTTTTTGCCATGATGCTTGCTCCGTTCTGTTGCATCAGCAAAATAGCTCGAATCAATACACATCTCGCTCAGCTTAACCGTCCGCTCTGAGTCTGGAACCGAAGGTTTACCCAATTCCTTATCCCCTTCCTTGATCCACACGACCCTCTTTATTCCATCCCTTCCAAACGTTTTTACTACTTCATCAATAAATTCATAGCACTTAGGAAATTCTTTTCTTAACTCATCTACACTCAATTTTTTATTTTCTGGTGAAGTATTCATAAGTAATTGATTAATAAGATTGTGACGACGTTACGACACTGTGACGGCAATGTGACAGAGTAAGTTATTGATTAATAAATGTGTTACGGAGTGACGACAGTTTTTACCCCCTATAGAAAAATTTGAATATTCTTTTATGAAATAAATATTGGAGAAAAACATAAAAATAAAATGCATATGCGCGCGCATAGAAAAAGCCGTAACACAAGCAACCACGCGGGTTTCAGCCGTCACATTGCCGTCACAGTGTCGTAACGTCGTCACATCCGCATGGCTAGTAGCTTTCATCGCTTTCAGCTCCTTTGAATTTGCGTAAAGCCGAGTCGAAAACCTCCATGGCGCTGACAGCCCACTCCCCTATTTTCTGATCCATTTCAGGCCCGTTCTTCGCAGGAATCCACATTCTTACAAACAGTTGTTCATTCCTTGCAAACGGTAGCCTGACTGACTTGTTATCCAGAATAGGAATGCCGTCATCCGAACGCTCCGAAAGCAAATCGATAGCCTTACGCGCAGAAGACCCGAACGCCGCCTTATTCGGCGCGAACCGTTCGCCGTTCTGCCTGCACCAATGCAGAAATGCCTGATACAACTGTTCAGCCGAACACCCCACCAGAGGGAGGGGGAGATAACCCCTCACCCACTCATAAACGAACCGCTGCGCAGGCTTTAACCCCAAATTGATTAAATCGCGCTTGGCCACCGTCATGATCGGCTTCGAATACTCATTGAAATCGCCCAGATCAAGATGCAGCAGATAATGATAAAAAGCCTCGATCCCGCCTTCCTTGATACACCGTGACACCTCACCGTAAAGCCCGTCGGTGCGCTGCGGCGGCGTATAAACAACAAAGTGCCGTCTATCCGACGGCTCCAAAGCCAATGGCAAATCCTCGTTAGAAAGAAAAACCACATTGATATGATTCTTCTCCGTGCGCAACGGCAGGAATTTCGGGTTAATCTGAATCGTCTCACCCGTAATGAAAGCCTTCAGCTTGTTTTTCTGGTGAAAAAGTTCCTGCCGCGCAATCACCTCATCGCCGATCAAAAACAGCTTGCAAGAGCACCAATCGTTATGCGGCGCCTCCAACTGTTCCTGCCCGACAACCAGCGCATATTTGCCGTAAATCGCCGTGATAATCTCAAAGAACAGATTCTTCCCGACGCCCTGCGGCCCGTGAAACACCAGCGCGGTGCGCATCTTCGCGCCCGGATGCTGCATCGCATAAGCCAACCACTTCAGCACCCAATCAATCACCTTAAAGACATCTTCCTCCCGCTCCGCAGACTCCACGCACAAATGATGCAACAGCTCCAAAATCGGCGCGAACCTGCCCTCTTTCGGCTTCATATCGAAACCGCGGAACAAATTAACCTCATCATCAGCACACTTGCACGAAGGATCGAATACCAGCTTGGAAGGCAAAATCATGCGCCGCTGCGGCGATTTCAACCACAAATTGGCATAATCGTTGGTCAATGCCAGGCGCAAATTCTTCACCTGCATCACAATGCCTTCCTGCACGTCGTAGCACGTATCCGTGCCATAAATCAGCACATAGCGCTCAAGAATCTTGCCCATGATGTTCCAGTCGATATGCTGATCATCCGGCTGCTTCTTCGAAGGTTTCGTCTCTTTTTTCTTGCGCCGCGACTCCAAATAGACCACGTTCGTTTCACGTTTCAGCAAAACCGCGCGCACCGCATCCAAACCCAACGCCTGATGCATATCGTTGAAATCAGTCGCACCATCAGGCCGCCGATCGCCGAAATCCGGCTTAACCACCAAGCCATTAACCGGATCAGCCGCCTCCGCCGCTTTAGTCAAACCTGGATTCCCATCCGTTTGGTAATCGTCATCCGCGCACACGACAATCTGCGCACCGGGATACTTAGCCCTCAGCGCATTGCACACTGGCAACAGATTCCCGGCATCGAAGCACACCGCAACCGGCGATCCGGCCGCCTCAAAAACGCTGCAACCGGTCGCCCAACCCTCGACAACAAACAACCGGTCATTCACCTCAGAATCAGATGAAATCCAGGCAAAGCACCCTTTCTTGCGCCCGCCGGTCAGAAACTGCTTGGCACCATCCGGCATGATGAACTGCAACGAATGCAACTCCCCATCGATATCGCGCATGGGCAGCACGATCATATTCTTGACCTGCTTAGCACCCGCCGGCCGGATAGCCTTCTTGACCACATAACCATGCTTGGCATTGACCATTCCGGCGCGCACCCAAAGCTTTTCCGCTTTTTCCTTGGCTTGAGAACGAAGCAATGCTTCCTCCCTCTCCCTCTGTTTGCGCGCTTCGGCCATGCGCCGCTTGTTTTCGGCAATCTGTTCCGGCGTCAACTCATCGTCTCTCTTCGCGCACCAATTGTTCGTAACACCAAGCTTCCACGACCCGAACGCCCCGGCAGGAATACCGTCCAAATGCAACACATACCAACCGTTTTTCTTGCCCTTGCGGTCATCGCCGATCTGGCAGCGATGAATCTTGCCATCCGCAACGATATGGCCGTAAATCTCAAGCCCGGCATTGCGGGCAGCCGAAGCGAATTCAGCGACAGGATCATTTAAAACCGCACTCATCACTTAACCTGCCCATCCAACGCTTTCAACAAACGCATCTCTTCCGCTTTCCAGTAAGCCTCCAACTGCTTGCTTTCCAGCAAACGGTCGATCATGGCGTGCCTGTGTTTTCCCAACAGCATGAAATATTCGTCTTGTGTCATATCTCCCCCTCAAGCAAGTTTGATTTCCGCCTCATCAGCCAGCGGCGCCAGTGAATTGACCTCATCCATCAGCGCCACCAACTCATCGTTGACGCTTTTGGCCTCAGCCAGCAGGTTATGCAGCGCATCGAAGTTGCAGCGTCTGCCGATGAACTGCGCATCGAGCGGTTTTTGCTCTGTAGCATGTTTGAGTACCCCATCGGCGCGCACCAAAATCAGGTTGCGTTTCGATACCAGCACCCCGGCTTCTTTCAGGGCGGTGTGATAACGCCCGATTGCTTCATAATCAACCATTCCGCTTCTCCTTAAATGCCAGAAACACGCTTCAACTGCGCGATGCGCTCATCCAGCTCAGCGATTGCCGTTTGCAACTCCGCGATGCGTTTCAGTCTGGCCGTTTCCTCAAACAACCAATCTTTCTTGGCCGTTCTTTGGGAGCGCAGGCCGTTGACAAAAGCCTGCAGCGCGGCTGTCTCGGTACCGAACTGGCTCACTTTCTCCCGCCGTTCATTTTCCAAAGTAACCTGCTCTCCCCTGATTCGCATCAATTCATTGTTATCCACAATCTTTTCCTTTTGTAAGTTACTTATTCCCCGCCGTACTGGCCGGAAGCTCACTTGTAGCGCTTCGATAGGCGGTTTCCCCGATGCTGATAGAATGGGAAGATCCACCAACCCGCAATCAACACAGGAGAAACCATGAAAGAATCAGATTTAGAAATTTTGAATACCGTACAGCAAGTTTTAAGAGGAATGCTCATCGCTCTCGCCGCTGGTAATAAAGCCGATCTTGGAAATATCAGCTCCGTTCTCGAAGCCTTTGCCGCAAACGACGAAATCAGTCCCATGGCCCAGAAGATGCTGCTCGACCTTGCTTCCGGCGCCGCCGGATTGCACGCCGCTGGCAGCAGAAAACAATAAACCCGGCACCCATTCATTCAGCGCGTCATTGATACGGCAGCGGATTTCCTGCTTTTCCTGCTCAGTTCCGCTCGAAATAACATATCCGGCGCTCTCCAAAATCTCTGCGAGGCTGGCATTCGCTGCCAGCCCTTTTCCAGTTTCAGTAGTCGATGGTTTGCTCATCAGTTGTTCCCTCCTTTCAAAGCCGTACTGGCCGATCTAAAATTAACTTGCAGTACTTCGGTATAAATCTTCTCCAATGCCTTGTCCGCCGCGATGAGTGCTTCGCGCATGGCAATGAATTCATCCCAGGGTGCAGAAACGTCGTGGCCATCCGCTCGCATTTCGTTGAGCAGGTGCATCAATGGGGAGACAAATGCTTTGGTGTTGGTGAGCATGAACATGTTGCGCCTTGCCGGGTGTTTGCCATCCGCTGAGACGAAACCGGATTGTTCCAGCAGCTCGCGCGGATAGTCGTAGCGTTTTCTGAGTTTTTGGTATTGCTTCTCGAAGGCTTTTTGGACTTCTTCGAGTTGCGCGGAATGATCCACAACCGGTTTGCGTTCCAGCGCAATGAAATACCGCCGGATCTGGCGGCCTTTGTCGTTGTTCTCGACCATCGCCAGTTCTTTGGCCATGTCTAAGGTTAGATGGTATTCGGTGCGGCGTTTGCCTGCCTTACCGTCAGACCTATTACATAAATTTATGAAATAGTCTTCGCCTTCGATAAAACCGTATTGATTAATGCGGTGCTTGATCCAATCCGAGAATTGTTGCTGTGACTCCAATGAATGGTGCAAATCACGGGCATTACAAAGTTGAATGGATTGGTTGCTGACTGTGCCGGTGAATACCGGTACTAAAGGGGTATTTGTCATGATAAGCGCCTCAAGTTCGTTAAACGAACCGTCTTTCACGCTTCCAAACGTGGTGGACGGAACTGAACAGGTTGGAAGACTGGTGAGGCACCAGCGGCCTTGCGGCCCCCGCTCAGCCCGCCCATAATCAGACGCACTGAGACACAAAAAAAGCCACACAGCGTAACGCTTGCGGCCATCTGCCGCCTCATTCAGGCTTCCACACCCGACCACGGATTTTGCCGTGGTGTGGGTAGGATAAGCCTGTGCTACCGAATTTGTCAATAAATTCGATTTGTTGTAGGCTCCCTCTTCAACTTTTCTAAAGGAGTAAACCATGCCGCTTGGAGATTTCAGATCAGCATATCTGCCGTATTGCCTGCAACGCCTTAAAGACGGCCGGTATATCGTACTCAACCGGGAATATAAGCCACTCGGTTTCATAACCCGCGAGCACATTGAGTACGAAAAATATCCGATCGCGTCAAACATCTCAGGCATCGGTGAATCTACAGCCGCCAAATTGTCATGGAAAAACGACCCAAGCCTGGACAGGATATATTTATACAATGACACTTGCATTCCTACCGAAAGCGAAGCGAACATGAAAGCTTATCTCGAAAAGATAAAAATACTGGCTAGGCTGAAACTAAAGAGCCGGCCATAGCCGCTTGCACTTCGTAAAAATCAAGCACCCCCGGAACATTCTCAACATTAGTCAATGCCAGAGTATCTTCCGGCAATTCATCACCGGGCATCCAGTTGTCTTTAATGTTGCTAAATCCAAAGTGTTGAGCCAACACTTTGGCGTTTGATGTTTTTCCACACCCTTGCGGGCCATAAACTATGACGCTCATTTGCTACTCCTCATTAAAACAATGAATAAAATCAAACTGCGGCGCTGGGATAGCGCCGAACACCTTAAAACCGAGGAAGACATAGCGCTTTACTTCGATGCTTGCCTGGAAGAGGCTGGCGACGATGCCGCTTTTATCGCCAAAGCGCTTGGAAACATTGCACGCGCGCGCGGCATGAGTCAGCTTGCACGGGATACCGGGCTTGGCCGGGAAAGCCTTTACAAAGCTTTGTCCGGAGAGGGAAATCCAAGCTTCGCTACTATCCTGAAAGTCATCAAGGCGCTTGGGTTGAAGTTGGAGGTTAGACGCCATGCCGAAACTTAAACCAGGAACAATCTGGCCAACACTGGAAGAAGACGCAACCATCATGGCGGCGGCCTTCATGAAACGCACGCCTCACCCGTCTTGACCGGCGCAACCCAATCAATCTTGCCATTGAGCAAATCGCTGCACGCCATCAGGTTTCCTTTGTAGTCATAGTAGTAGCTGACTTCGCGTTCCGGATCTTCCGGCCTGCCATTTCCCCGCAAGGCGGTCACATGGATCAATTCGCACATCACCACGCGCACGGGCAACCGGTGAAAATTTAAGCACCCGGCAGCATCGGAATCCGTAGGCACGTCGCCTTGCTCAGCTTCTATTGCCGCACTGATACGGTTATATGCGGTCTCACCCGGCTTCAGCGGAACAAACGCGGTTGGATCGCCGTTGATTTCGTCGTAACATGCCACCATGGCGCCATGATCGTTATAAAAATAATCAACGAAGCGCTCGGGATTCCCGGTGGAACCGTCCCCCCGGGTCCATGTCACGCATATCAAACTCACTTTCTCAACGCTTAATGGGCGCTGGAGTCTTTTAATGAGCATGAAAACCTCCGAATCGATAATGGCAATTGCAGCCAAAATTAAGCTTGAACTTGAAGAAGCATGTGTCCCGATAATCCAGCTTGCTGCCGCTCATTCTCACGCTCCCCCCCCAACCCCGCATGCTTGCGTAAAATATCCATCACCCAATCCGGGTTCAGGCCGCACATATCGCAGAAAAAAACATACGTTCCGCGGGAAAAAAACTCTCTCGCCAAGGCGCGATTATTTTTCCTGTAAGGATCCATCAAATCGGAAATCGCCTTTAAAAGCACCGCCAGCATCAATTTCTGCTCAGGAATCTCAAGATCGGCGTGGCGCGTCAATATCAGGGCGATATCCCTCGAATTACCGCGCGGCAATGAACCGCGATTGATCGTTTCGGCCATTTCCTCAGCTCCTATCAGGACCGCCAAGCGGCAACCGCGCAGCGCGCGCCTCGCTGGCTTGCAAGTACAATTCGATGCGCGCCATCACCTCCGCCGTGGCGGCGATAAATTCACTGTAATCGCACCGGATTTCAGTCAACTCGCCACGCGTAACTTTGCCGTCCGACAATGCATCCTTCATCCTTTCCAGCCACTGCGCCTTGCGCGATTCCAGATCGATAAACAAATCCAGCAGCGCGTTATCCGACAAATCGTCAAACCCCGGCGATTTCACGCAAACCATGTTGCGCTGCGCCGCGAAGTATTTCGCTACGTCATCCGTATCCAGCAGCGTCACCAGCTCGTCCAAATCTTCAACATAGACATGGTGCGTATGCGTGTTCGGGCTTAATTTATTGACCAGCACCTGATAATTGACACCCAGATCGTCAGCCATCGCTCTAATCCCGGCGCCGCTCTTGTAGCGGATCGCCAACCTGTGCAGCACATGCTCAATTCCCATGTTTCCGGCCTCGCATAAAAACGTTTTAAAACAAATCAAAATCACCGATCATGCAAACATCGGAACAGTGATAAAGGAGACTCCATTGCAGGTAGAATTTGATTTCCAATCATCGATCAACCTTGCAAGGAGCCCCCATGCACTCAATTACTCACGCCCTCGGTATCGCCTGGTATCACCCCCAGGATTACGACGCTTGCCTCAGGATCATGTCCGACCGCCACGAATTCCCCAGCCGGTTCGCTGTATGGCTCGCGGAAGCCGAAGCTGTCGAGAAGAAGTACGCAAGCCAGGGTTACATCGTTGTGCGCGCCTACATCGACCCCGAAACGTTTCCCGATTGGTGCCGGTCGCGCAGCCTGAATATCGATTCCAAGGCACGCATGGAGTACGCCAACCTTGTCGCGAAAGAAAGAGCAGGAAACACCCATTGAAAATATCCTCACAATTTTTCCTCTAAAAAACCTGCCGTCCTATGAAGAGAGAAAATAGGACGGCAGGGAACAACTAAGGAGCGTTATGAAACAACCGGTTCACCGGCATAGCACCGCTTTTAGCCGAACGGGCGCGGCTGGCATACAAAAACTGCGTGACCCGGCTTAAGAAAAATTTACAATCATTTTTTCAAATCAGGATCAGTCACATGTCAGAACCCGGCAAAAAAGAAATCACGTTTGAAGATCTTGAACGCCGCCATCTTCATAACTTTCAAAGCGCCTATTTCAACTGGATCAAAAATATCGTTTCACTATCCGTCGGGTCCCTAACTGCACTAATAGCACTTCAGGGAAATTACCTTTCCAATTCGCCTCAATTACCAACTTTCCTCGGTACATGTTGGAGTGGACTATTACTATCGATTCTCCTGGGCGTAAAGGCATTGTGGACAGAAGCCGGTATTCATCTGGATCAAGCCAATCTGGTTCAAACCATGCGCGCACAGCACGGAGACGCTTATACAGCCAGCTATCTCGAAAAGAACGGCGGGGTTGGCTTCCCTCGGAGTCACACATGGTGTGTTCGTCTAATGGTTGCGTCATTTGTTTTATCCCTTGTTTCACTTTGTATTTTTGCGGTCGTCAAT